GGTGATTCTACTTTTTCTTTGAGATCAACTTTAGTAATTTCACCGGAGTCGTCCCGTACTTCTTTTTCCACTTTTGGTAAATCTGTGGTTCGTTTATCATCAACCACTTTTTCTGTTTCTCCGACTTGAATGGCATCTTCTTCTGGTTTTTTACTTAAATCTATTTTAGTAACTTCAGGAACTATATTCCCTTGGCCCTTGATTGTTGGAGTTTTCTTTTTTAATTTAAACTCTCCTTCTTGTTTTACTTCTTTTGTTTCTGACATGATATAATATAATAAAAATTAATAATTCCCTATCTTGGGGTAAACTGCTCTAGGTCAAACCCGCCTAAGCCGTCATTTGTTGATTCAAAGTTTTTAGGCAATAAATCGTTTTGTCTTTGATCTATAAGCTCACTTTGTTGAGTGCCTTGTATTTTTATTCTTTGATCTTTTCTGTTTTCTATTTGTGTTTCTTTATCTTTTTGAGCCTTCATATTTAATTCAGCTAACCTCAATTGATATTGAAATTCTTCAGCCATTAATTCTTTTTTAATAAAAGCTTCTTGTTCCATCCTTTGAATCTCCATTTGAGATTTAGCTTTTTCTATCTCAACAGTTGTTTGAGCTAAAGCTTGTTGCTTCTGAACTTCTGCTACTGCTGCTTTTTCTGCAGACTCTGCGTTTGCTTGAGCTTGAGCCTGTATGTTAGCCATTTGAGCGGCTTGCTCTTGTTCTGCTTTTTTCCTTTGTCTAGACTTTATAACTTCATTAGCTAGTTTTATATTTTGAATCTGACGAACGTCTATAGCATCAGCTAAACTAATACTTTGAGTTTGCAATGCTATTTGAATACTTTTTTCTAACTGAGCTTTTTCTTCTTCTTCTGGTTCTAATTCTAGAAATATACCGAACTCATGTAAGTGTAAATCATCTATCTCGCTTAACGTTGCTACATTAAAACTATTTATGCTACCTATTAACGCTTGCTTTGTTAGTGGGAATTGTAACATATCACCAACTCTTAAACTTATGTTCTCACAAGATCTTATAGTTATGTACATCAAAGACTGTAATATATGTCTTGTAGCTGTATTAGAGTTAGCAGCTGCTAACTTTTGAAGTCCAACTAAAGCGTTTTTATCAGGAGTACTACCGTCTCTAGCTTCGTTTAATCCTGTGACATCGCGTATCATTTGAAGATAATATTGATACGTTTGTATCATGGCTTGAATCTTAGATATACCTGAAGAACTTTGTAATTCTTGAATAGGCACTTTACCTCTGTTCATTTCACCGTCTTGAGTAAGTGATCTACCTACTATAGTACCAGTCTGGAAATACATGTTCAATGCTTCAGCTGGGTTATAGTTTGTACCATTACCTAAATCAACTTCAGCCAAACCGTCAACATCTACATATACACCATCGGGAACCATACGAGCTAAAACTTGTTGCAGCTTTAAATGAGTTAATTGAATCATATCAGCAAAACTTGTAGATCTGCTAACTATAGATTCAATACGACCTTGATACATTCTAGGCGCTGATATGCAGTAATTCATATTAACCTTAGTAGTGTCAGCAGATGGTCTTGTCATGTTTTCTGCTAATTGCCATTCAAGCATAGTATCAGCCATACCTAAAATCTTAGCTCCAGTATATAAAACCTCAATAGACCTAGAAGCTCTTTCGAAGTTATCACTAGGCGGAGGATTAAATGTATCTTGCTTTTCTAAAGTCTTTTCTAGACCTTGTTCTGTTTGTTTTATTTTAAATACTTGATCTTGATACGTTTTGTATTCAAAAAACAATACTTGATGTTGATTAACGTCACTGTTAACTTGCCAATCGCTTTGTGCGTAGTTTTGACGACCTGGATATTTCTGTATTCTTTCTAATTCATCGTTAGTAAGATTAGGGAATAACTTTTTTATTTCAGGTAAAGTTAGACTTTTAATTTCACCAACATAGTATATGTCCTCAAAATTAGGATCATCTGTTACTGAGTACACTAAATTAGCTGGATTAACGTAGTCAACTTTAATTCCTTCGGCTAGGTTGAAACTAGTCTTGCTAGCAGCAATACCTAATACCGTAAGATCGTAAGCTAATCTCTTTTTGGTCTCATCAAACTTATTAAAGTCTAAAACGCTATTTATAAGCTCTTCTTCAGCTATTTCAACGCTTTGCTTGTAGTTAAGCTGCATATACAGATCAAGCTCTCCTGGATCATTAGGAAGCGTTTCTGGCTCTGCAGATGCATAAAAGTTTTGGCCTGTTAACTTAGCTAGTTCTTCTATGTTTTCTTTTTGCTGAATATCTCTTAAAGCGTTAAAAGCAAAGTCTGTTCTTTGTTGAGTTGCAAACGGATCTGATGCAAAAGACTTTATTTCATAACCTTTTTCAGTCATGCCGTTTACTACTATATCTACAAACTTAGATAAAACAGGTATTGGTTTCCAGTCTAAATTTAAATAAGACAAATCACCATTATTAGACAGTTCATCTTTGTATTTCTGCACAGGTTGTTCACCTCTAGCGTATAATCTTAGTCTATTAAAGTTCTGGAAGTTATAGGAAAACCTATTCTGTCCACTGTTATTTCTAAACCACTCTTGTTCAATAGCGTTCCCAACAGCTAAACCATATTCAAATGATTTCTTTTCTTCTTCAGGTACCACCTGATCTGGAAAGATGCTATTATTATTAGTATAGACCATTTATTATATTATTTTTGAATTCACTCCTGTGTTATTATATTTTCTAAAACCTAAAGAAACTTTTGATATTGTTCTTTTTGCTACTGGTGAGTATCTATGTTTATTGCAAGCCATTATAGCTAGTCCAGAACTTATAGAGGCATCATGCTTAGTTCTGTTGTTTATATTAAATTTAGCCCAGTCTTCTAATGTTCTTTGAAAGTAAGTATTACCGTAACCTTCGCTCAACAAACCTACGTGATTTTCTATGTAATCTTCTATAGCAGCTGCGTGAGCTTGCTTTATATCTTCACTAGAGTTAGGTATACCACCTATTTCTCTTTCAGTTGTAGATAATTTATTCATTGTTCTGTCAGGTCTATTCATTGAATATCCTCTGTAACCTCTTCTCTTTATATAATATAATAATCTAGGCTTATTATTCTCTGCTAATATAGGCATACCATAAAATACTAAAGCCATAAGAACATCTTCAAAGAATATATCAGCAGTCTGAGGTCTTGATATGTATTCTAAGAAAAACAAATTAGGTGGCACGTCTTCCATAGAAAACTTAGTTAATCCGTGTAAAGATCCTTTAGAACCTTTACCATCAACAGTACCAGATATATCGTAACTATCACATCCAAAAGCTCCGCAGTGTTCATTTCCTGGATATTTAGTGTTATTTTTTATATTGTATCTATTTTGTAGTCCAACCGGAGGAACCCAACTAACTAAAAACCTGCCGTTTTTATTAGGAACAAACAACACTCTAGTATCTTTAATCCCACCTTCCCATTGAAAATTACCCTGTGTAACAACATTAGTGTTACGAAGGTCCTCATTATAGTCTATTTGCTCGTATATTTTAGTTAAATTAAACAAAGATTCTTTAGCTTCATCTCTAAAAGCATGTTTCTCTGTTCTTGGAAACTGTCGATAATACTCGTTTAAACCGTCTTGATCATCATGTAGACCATCAACTTCGTTTTCCCAATGTGATATTACGCCTATATCAATGTCTTCGCCGTCAACTCCTTTAATTGGTTTCTTTGGAGTGTCGAATACAGGTAGTCCATAAGAATCAATGTATCCTTCGTAGTTCCATTCCATAGGTACGAACAGACTATATAATCCTGAGCTAGTCTGACCGTTACGGTTTCTTTTGTTGACGTCCGAAGCTTCGTATAGCTTTTTAAAGTTTTCTCCACCTTTATCTAATGCGTTTGAAGTAGAACCCATCATACATTTACCGACGATTCTTCTACCTAATCTTAACGTTGTTTTTGTGACCCTCCAGTTGTTGAGGATGTTGTCCGGTCTCTCCCATTTACCCGATTCATCGTGGACGAGTAGTTTGAGTTTCTCTCCATCGTACGAGTTGTCACCGGTATTCTTCCAGTCGATCGTGGTGTCAAGCCCTGCCTGTACATCCTCCGAGGTTTCTTTAATCGAGTTTCTCGTGAGCCGCTTAGACGGTACTTTGTAGGATAGCTCCGTTTTTGGCC